TGTAACGCGGTAACCACGTTGATCAGGCGCTCATGCTGATTGTTCATCCGTGCCATCAACCGGGCTTCCATGGCCACCAGGAAGGCCTTGGTCTCGTCGTCCATCGTATGTCTCCCGCTGAAATGAAGGTGGGGCGGGGCACGAGGCCCCGCCGGAGGGTCAGGCGGCTGCGATCTGGGAAATCTTGAACCGGTTGTAAGCGTGGTTGCGGCGGATCTGCTTGCTATCCTGCTGGCCCGTTCCCGAGCAGGAAAAGCACGTCCCGCTCTTGATCGCCTTGCCGTTCAATGAACCGCCCCAGGAATAGGCGCCGGTTCCCTTGCACTTCGGGCAGGTTCCAGGGGCTTCGGCGGGGATTGAAAAGTCATACATCGGCGGGGTTCCTTGTGTGTCTGTCTCGATAACGACAATATGCGGACACTCAGGCCGGATGTCAACGACAAAATGCAGACAGATGCGATTTATTTTCAGGACCTGGGCGAGGCGCTCGTACAAACCTCGAGGTCGTCCGCAAACGTCCGTTTGAACATGCGGCCAGAGCACCTTTTGCCGCGTTAATGGCCTGATTTGTACAGAATTAAGGGCTTCCAGGCCTATTTCCGTACAGAAAAACCCGATTAATGCCGCCACCGTACCAAAACGGCTACTTCAGGTGTCGCGGCGTGTAAGTCGTTGATATCGCGGTATCTGGTATTGACACACGATAGAGTCAGTGTGGTAACCGGATACCACATCAAAAAACTGGCGGGAAACCGTGCGAAAACCACGTCATAGCGCCGTAATATCCGACATATTAAAGCCCAGACTGGAAGTTTCCTATCTTCCAGTGGTCGAACTCGTCCCCGCCGAACGCAACGCGCGCACCCATTCCCCCGAGCAAATCCAGCAGATCGCCGCGAGCATCCGCCAATGGGGTTGGACCAACCCGATCCTGATCGACGAGGGACGTGCCATCATCGCCGGCCACGGCAGGCTGGAAGCGGCACGGGTGGCGGGACTGGCCGAGGTGCCCACGATCACGCTGGCCGGCCTCAGCGCCGCTCAGAAGCGCGCCCTGGCCATCGCCGACAACAAACTCGCGCTCAACGCGGGATGGGATGACGAACTGTTGCGGCTGGAACTGGGCGAGCTCGGGCTGGAGGGCTTCGACCTCGGCCTGATTGGGTTCAGCGATCTGGAACTGAAGGACATCCTCGATGGACCGGTCGAGCCGCTGCCGCCGGATGGTTTCGACAGCTACGACGAGGACATCGAGACCGAACACGAATGCCCGAAGTGCGGCTACGTCTTCAGCGGTGGCAAGCAAATGGCGAAAGCGGAATGACCAAGCCGCCCTACCGCGTGCCTTCGATGACGGAAATCTGCGCTGTTCCGTGGAACGGTCTGAAGGTCGCCTCGACGTTCGCGGGCGGCGGCGGTTCTTCGACCGGCTACCGCATGGCGGGTTGCCAGGTCGTCTACGCCAACGAACTGACCGCCGGAGCCCGCGATACTTACGCCGCGAACATGGCGCCAGGGACCATCCTGGACGGCCGCGACATTCGCACCGTGCAGGCTGAGGATATCCTGAAGGCCACGGGTCTGGCCGTTGGCGAATTGGACATATTTGACGGCTCGCCGCCTTGCGTGTCGTTCTCGACCGCCGGCAAGCGGGAAAAGGGATGGGGTCGGGTCACGACGTCGCACGATGCCACGCAACGCCAGGACGATCTGTTCCACGAGTTCGCGCGGTTGCTGAAGGGATTGCAGCCTCGGGCTTTTGTCGCCGAGAACGTGTCGGGTCTGATCAAGGGGACGGCGAAGGGATACTTCCTCGAAATCCTCCGCGCGCTGCGTGCCTGCGGCTATCAGGTCGAAGCGAAACTGCTCGATGCTCAATGGCTCGGCGTGCCGCAGTCCAGGCAACGGCTGATCTTTGTTGGGACGCGGCTGGATCTGGACGCCAGACCAGCCTTTCCGGCGCCTCTGGGCTACCGCTACAGCGTGCGGGACGCGCTGCCGTGGGTAGAACAGCAAGGTTACGGGCCGGCATTCGCTAGATATAAAGCGATGGGCCGCGACCCGATAAGAACGTTGCGTTCTGCTAGATCATTTCCAAGCGCCACTATCACTGCTGAGACTGATTGTATGGGCGTGCCTTGGATTGAAACTCGCAAAGATGGTCAGACAGAGCAAAGGCGCTTCACCATCGCCGAACTGAAGCGCATCTGTGCGTTTCCCGACGATTACGTGCTGACAGGCTCCTACGCAGACCAGTGGGCGCGTTGCGGTAACGCAGTGCCGCCGGTGATGATGTTCCACATCGCGAGCGCGCTGATTCCAGTGCTGACCGAAACAGAGCGAGGACTGTCCCATGCCGCTTGAGGGCTTCGATGACGCCGATATCCCGCCGCGCGATATGGGCCGCCGTTCCGGCCCCGGCTCGGGCGCGAAGATCGATCTCGGTGTGGTCGAGCGCGCGGCATCGATCGGCTGCTCAAAGGAGGAAATTGCCGCCGTTATCGGTATTCACCGCGACACGCTCTATCAGCATCTGGGGGTTAATCCTGAACTGCAGCGCGCCCTCGACCATGGATCAGCCAAAGGCCGCGCGACGTTACGCCGCCTGCAATGGAAAGGCGCGGAAGAAGGCAACGCGACGATGCTGGTCTGGCTCGGTAAACAACTGCTCGGCCAACGTGACACGCAATCCACGCAGACTCTCGACAAGGACGGCAACCCCATCGATCCGATCGTGCCGGTCCTTAACGTGACGATGGCGCGTGAGTAGCCTGGACCAACGCAAGGCCGAGATAGACATACGGCTGCACAAAAAGCAGAGCGTGGCGCTGGAATCATTCGCCACCGAGATTTTATACGGCGGTGCCGTCGGCGGCGGTAAGTCGTTCCTTATGCGCGTGGCCGCCGTGATGTGGTGCGGCCGGATACCAGGGCTTCAGGTCTACCTGTTCCGCCGCCTGCGCGACGATCTGGTGAAGAACCATATCGAGGGGCCGAAGGGCTTACGCATGATGCTGGCGCCATGGGTCGGCGCCGGGCTCGTGACGATGGTCGGCGATGAGATACGTTTCTGGAACGGATCGAAGATATACTTATGTCATTGTAAAGACGAAAAGGACAGGTTCAAGTATCTTGGCGCGGAAATCCATCTGTTGCTGATCGACGAACTGACAACGTTCTCGGACGTGATCTATCGCTTCCTGCGCTCGCGTCTGCGGATGGTCGGCGTGAAGATCCCCGACGATCTGAAGGGGCGGTTTCCGCGCATCATCTGCGGCTCCAACCCCGGCAACGTCGGTCACCAATGGGTCAAGGCGGCGTTCATCGATCCGCGCGCGCCGCTTGAGTGCGAGATCATGCCGGAGGTAGAGGGCGGGATGTTGCGGCAATACATCCCGGCGCGGCTGGAAGACAACCCGTCGATGGCCGAGGATGACCCAGGCTACGCGAACAAGGTCTCCGGGATGGGTAATCCGGAACTGGTGCGCGCGATGCGCGACGGCGACTGGAACGTGGTCGCCGGGGCATTCTTCCCCGAGTTCAGCGCCGATCGGCATATCATCATGCCGCGAGCCCTCCCCGATCACTGGGCGCGGTTCCGCTCGTTCGACTGGGGCAGCGCCCGGCCGTTCGCGGTGCACTGGTGGGCGGTCAGCGATGGATCGGTTCCGGATATCGCGCGCGGCTGCCTCGTCTGTTACCGCGAGTGGTACGGCATGAAGCTTAACGAGCCGAATGTTGGGTTACGCATGACCGCCGAGCAGGTGGGCGAGGGGATCAAGGCCCGCGAGCGCGACGATCCAAAGCCGGCCAGTGGCATGATGGTCGGCGTTGCCGATCCGGCGATCTTCAGCGAGGACGGCGGCCCCTCCATCGCGTCCAGGATGACCCAGGCGGCGCGCATCGTGTTCCGGCCGGCGGATAACAAACGCGTGCCGCAACGTGGCGCCATGGGTGGCTGGGACCAGGTCCGAGCGCGGCTGGTCGGTGATGGCGACGGCAATCCGATGGTGGTGCTGTTCTCGACGTGCCGGGATCTGATCAGGACGTTACCCGCGATGCAGCACGATGCGAGCAGAGCCGAGGATATTGATACGGAGTCGGAAGATCACGCTGCCGATTCGTTACGCTATGCGCTCATGAGCAGACCTTACGTTCGCGATATGGAACGGCAGAAGCCGCGCGACAGTTGGGACGCGGCGTTCAATCGAGACGAAGGCGAAGTCCGGGATTGGAGGACGGTGTAATGCGCATATATTTCGACACCGAATTTATCGAAGATGGTAGAACCATCGACCTGATTTCGATCGGGGCAATCCGAGAGGATGGGCGCGCTTACTACGCGGAAAACTTAGACTGCGACATGAGTAAAGCCTCGGGCTGGGTGAAAGCGAATGTTTTCCCCTCACTGCGTAAAGGGGCGGATCTCATCCCTCGGTTGACGATTGCTCGGGAGTTTCAGGAGTTCGTCGGCGAGAAACCCGAGTTCTGGGGCTACTACGCGGATTACGATTGGGTCGTCTTGTGCCAGTTGTTCGGCACGATGGTGGACCTCCCCAAAGGCTGGCCGATGTATTGCCGGGACATCAAGCAGCTTTGCGACAGCCTCGGGAATCCGAAGCTCCCGGTGGAAGGGAAGGATGAGCACCACGCTCTGGCCGATGCGCGGTGGAACCGATCGGCTTATGAGTTTCTGATGGGTCGCCAGTTTCTCTCGCAAGGGGTCTGACATGACACTCAACTTTCTGGAAATGTCCGGCGCGGAGTTCCAGCGTTCGGTGCGCGACGATCCGGACAAGTGGGCCGACGCGGCGATGGTGGCGGCGGAGGATCTTGGCTTCAAGATCGAGCGCGACTGGCTACGATCGCTGCTGGCCGACGCCATGGCCGCCGCGCGCGAGGGGTCGATCCGCGAAGTGATCCGGCCGGCCGCGTCTACCTGATG